TCCTTCATTTATTAGTGCCAACGCAAAGCGTGGCTTAAAATATTACAGTGAAGGTTTTGGGGGCGATGGTTTAGTGCCAGCCACCATTGCAGCGGCGAGAGATATGGCTGCTGGGAATATAACAGAACCAAAAGTTAGAAAGATGGCACCTTGGTTTGCCCGCCATCAAGTTGATGGTAAAGCGCCATCAAATAGAAATCCATCCGATCCAGGCTATCCAGGAGCAGGCTTAGTTGCTTGGCTTCTTTGGGGTGGGGATAGTAATTTTTCAGATAGAGCGCAGAACTGGGCGCAACGCAAAATTGATGCTCTGAATGCAGAAGCAGAATCAAGGAGAGAAATGAAAAAGATTGAACGCCGCACTTATACAGTAAAAGATGTGCAAGCAAGATCAGCCGAGGATGGCACAATGCGCCTTGCTGGTTATGCAGCCGTATTTAATGAATCAAGTGTTCCGCTACCATTTAAAGAATCAATTGCGCCAGGAGCGTTTCGTAAAACATTAACTGAAACCCCTGATGTTAGATTACTTATCAATCACGAAGGTTTGCCGCTAGCACGATCAAAGAACGGCACATTGAAGTTAAATGAGGATGATCGTGGATTATATTTTGAGGCTGAGTTAGCAGATACTACTGAGGCTAGAGATATTTACAAACTGGTTGAGCGTGGCGATGTAGATCAAATGAGTTTTGGTTTCAGAGTTATCCGCCAAAATTGGAGCAAGGATCGCAGCCGTAGAGTTCTAACTGAGGTTTCATTAGCCGATGGCGATGTATCAGTTGTTACCTATCCTGCTTACCCAACCACAATGGTTGAGGCTAGAGAAAAAATTGCTAAAGCACTTGAGGCAGCAAAATCAGGGCGAGATGTTAGCCCAGAGGATATGGCAGTTTTGCAAAGTATATTTGCAGATTTAGGTGAAGGCCACGAATACATTATGAGAGCCTTTCAAGTTATGTCCACCTTCTTAGATCAAGACACCTCTAGTTACCACGATGAGGATGAGGATGAGGATATGCGTGCCACCGATGTAGTCGGCGATTTTGTCGAATGGGATTCAAGTGGTGGAACTGCAAGGGGCAGAATCGTTCGAGTATTGCAAGAAGGTGTTTTAAATATACCTGATTCAACCTTTAGCATTACTGCCGAGGATGATGATCCAGCAGTTTTGATCAGACTTTACAGAGAATTACGCGATGGTTATGTTGCAACTGAAACTCTAGTTGGGCATAAAAGAAGTGAATTAAGAAGTATTGCACCTCTTAAAGAACCATCAGATGAGGCAAGCCGTAAGATTTCATTGCGCCTAGCCCAAGCAATAATCAATAACACAAAATAAATTTCTGTTGTAAAAATACAACAGATGAAGTCGGAGCGAACTGCGCACCCTTTAGCGCCGCGCAAGGTATCGCCACCACCTCAATTTTCAACTAACCAAGGAGTTAAATTAATGTCTTACTTAGACAAAGTAATTGAACGCCGTGATGCAGTAAAGGCAGAGATGGATGCAGTTCTTGAGGCAGTAGCCGCAGAGAATCGCACCGATCTAACTGCTGATGAAACAACTAAGGTAGATGCCCTAGTTGCAGAATCACGCTCACTAGATACAAAGATTGAAAGCCTAAAGACCCAGGCAGATGCAGATGCAAAGGTTGCCGAAGTTCGTGCAGCAGTTGCAGATGTAGCAATGCCAAAATCTGGCGGTGCTAAGGTAACCCGCGAGGAGCGTACCTATACTGAAAATTCAGGAGCATCATTTATTAGAGATGCTTACAATTCTCAATTCAAGCAAGATTTCAGTGCTTCAGATCGTCTTGCTCGCCACATGCGCGAGGAGGAAATTGAGCGCCGTGATGGAACAACTGCAAACTTTGAAGGTTTAGTGGTTCCACAGTACCTCACAGCGTTAGCAGCACCATTGGCTCGCGCAGGTAGGCCCACAGCAGACTTCGCAACCAATAAGATTGCGCTACCACCAAGCGGAATGACTTTAAACATCAGCCGCATGACTACTGGTACATCAACAGCAATTCAACAAACACAGGCAACTGATGTTTCTGAAACCGATGCTGACGACACCCTATTAACGGTGGATGTTCGTACAATCGCTGGACAGCAAGACCTATCCCGCCAAGCAATTGAGCGCGGAACAGGTATTGATTCATTTGTTGTTGCAGACTTGATTCGTTCATGGCACACAACACTTAACTCTGGCATCATCAATGGTGCTGGAACAGCAGGAACCATTAAGGGTATCCGCAACTCAGGTGGAAACGCAGTAACATTTACTACTACTGCTCCAACTGTTGCGTTACTATATCCAAAGTTGGCTGATGCGTTGCAGAAAGTTCAAAGCAATGTATTTACAACTCCAACACATTGGATCATGCACCCACGCCGCCTAGCATTCTTACTAGCAGGCGTTGATGGTTCAAATCGCCCTCTAGTAGTTCCATCAGTAGGCGTTCCAATGAACGCAGTTGCAACAGGAGCAGGAGTTGCGCAATATGCAAATTCAGGTTATCAATTACTTGGATTACCAATTATTGCAGATGCTTCAGTAGCAACAACTTACGGATCAAGCACTAACCAAGATGAAATCTATTTGGTTGATTCACGCGAGATGCACCTATTCGAGCAAGCAGGATCACCATTCTCACTTCGTTTTGAGGCAACAGGCGCAAGTAATCTAACTGTTAAAACAGTTGTTTACGGATATGCAGCCTTTACAGCAGAGCGATATGCTCTAGCCGCCTCAATCATAAGCGGAACTGGTTTAACAGCACCATCCTTCTAAACTAGAAGGCAATTAAGAACTGTTTAGGTGGTTTAACCTCCCCCGATTAAGCCACCTAAACTCCTAAGTAGTTCGGGGGAACTATGAAAAGCGCACATAAAGTAACAATAGGTTCTTGCGATTCAGGCCAAGTAAATGGTTCATTTGCTTACACCTTGATTCAATTAGCCCAAGCACGATCACCAAGATTAGGGCCATTTGTAAGAGTTAAAGGTTCAGGATTACTTTCCAAGATTCGTAATCAGGTAGTTAAACAATTTTTAGATAATACAAAATCTGATTGGCTTTTAATGGTAGATAGCGATCAGCAATTAGGGGTTGCAACTTTTGATAAATTGGTTGATACCGCCCACGATTTAGATCGCCCAGTTGTAGCAGGATTAGTATTTGCTGCTTTTAATGACGGCAAGAGTGAATATCCAAAACCAGTTCCAGCGATATTCCAAGATGCACCAGAGGGATTCTTACCCCTCTTTAAATATGATGAGAACAAAGTTTTTGAGATAGATGCCGCAGGTACAGGTTGCCTTTTAATCCACCGCAGCGTTTTAGAAAAGATGCGTGAAACTGCCGATCCTAGTATGGGTAAAAATTGGTGCTGGTTTTGGGATGGGCCAATAAATGGTGAATGGATAGGTGAGGATTTACTTTTCAGCCGTCGCATTCGCTCTCTTGGTTTTCCAATATATGTAAATACAGGCGCAATTTTGCCTCATCAAAAAACCTACTGGCTAGATGATAGGCACCATAAATTATGGAAAGATTAAAAAAGATTTTTAAGAAAAGAAATAAACCTAGAGAAACGGCTACTGCCCAGCCGCAACTTGAAAGAGCGATTTTACCTAAAGCGGAAAGAAGGATAAAGCGTGGCAATAACTAACGGCTACTGCACATTGGCTGAATTAAAAGCCTCATTAAATATTACTGATGCAGTTGATGATACTGCTTTAGAGGCTGCGGTTACTGCCGCAAGCAGGATGATTGATGATTATACTGAGCGCTTCTTTTATGCTAATGGAACTAGTCAATCTCCAGTAACTCGGTATTACACTGCCCTTGATCCTTATACTATTAATGTTGATGATATAACTACTGTTACTGAAATTGCTACTGATGATAACTTTGATTTTACTTATGGAACAGTTTTTACTACCTCTGATTTTATGGTTGAGCCAATCAATAATCCGATTAAAGGCTTTCCATATAATAGATTGTTAGCAATAGGCAGTTATATTTTCCCATATCAATTACCTCAAGCAGTAAGAGTAAAAGGCGTTTGGGGATTCACCGCAGTACCACCTGAAGTTAATATGGCAACCCTGATCCAATCATCACGATTATTTGGGCGTAGGCAATCTCCCTTCGGAATCGCAGGCAGCCCTGAAATGGGAACTGTTAGATTGTATTCTCGCCTTGATGCTGATGTTGAAGTTCTACTTCGCCCATTCCGCAAGAATGGCGGCTTGGCTAAGTGATTCCAAGTAATGTTAGAGATGGTTTAAAAACACGCCTTCAAACAATAACTGGGCTTAGAGTTTATGATTTAATTCCAGATACTGTTAGCCCACCAGCAGCGATTGTTGGTCAATTAGATTTCACCTTCGATTTAAACAATGCGCGAGGTTTAGACCAAGCAAACTGCGATGTGTTGGTGATTGTTCAACGCTTATCAGAGCGA